CGTTGACTTGTTACAGGTAGGACGGCTCCTTGTAGGATTCCGGGCTGGAATAATCCGCAGCATAGAAATTGATCTCCTGCTCGACAAATCCGCCCTCGGCATCAAACATTGACAGCAGCACATCTCCGTCGATCACGCAGTTGTGATAAACCTTTGTACTGCGCCCCATGCAGGTAGCCGCATCATTGTTTGTTGTCTGCAATTCAAACACCGGCAGATGACCGGTATTTTTGTACTCTGTTACGATCCGGTCAAACATCTCCGAGCATTTGTAGACCGTCATTTTTGCCTGCACGACCATTCCAGTCGGCTTCCTGCCGGAAATGATCTTTCCCAGCACCGGGATCTCCTTGGTGCTGATGTTTGCCTTGCCCTCAAAATTCTTTGCGTTCAGCAGATTATACCGCTGTTCGCCAACCGTGACAAAAGCTTCCGCCTCTTTTGCAGACGGCACATCCTGTTCATTCATATAAGCGTTAAACATCTCTTTACCTCCTACTCAATCACGACCGTCATATACAACTGTGACATTGCATTGACGATCGTCACCTTATCTTCCACATATACGCCGCGCTTCTCGCTTCCGGCGGAGACCACAACATCATCCTCCGAAAAATTCTCGATTGCTCCAAGCTGCTCTAACTGCTTATGATGCGATGCAATATCGTTCCATAAGCTGACACGACCAGATTCATTGTTCTGAACCTTGCCGTGATACTTCGTGTTGAACAGCGATGCGATATCCATCGCGATCTGATCCAGCACACGGATCGTCTGGTTGCTCTGGAAGAGTTCGTTTTTATCCTCCGTAAGTGTCACAAGAGAATTGATATCCTCTAAGACGCGCACTTCCGTTCCCACGCTGTGCAGGACGAATTCACCGGCTTTCACAGCATTCTCAAGCTGTGTCTGCGTATAGGCGGTGTCAATCTCAAGCTCCCCGTCATAGATCGCGTTGGTACAGGTTGCATTAACCCCGCACGCCGCCTCCAGACCCACAACCCACGGAATCACATCCGGGCTGTTCTTCACATTGATGACGCCCTCATAATCCGCCGCGCAGTTATACAGGACTGCCTGGAATTTCGCCCCGACCTTGTCCCTCATACGCTTTGCAAATGCGGCGTACAGTTTCGCCGTGGTAGCATCACTCACACTCGCGCCGATCGTATTCACGGTATATGATTCCAAGAGATCCAGGTATTTCTGGTGCACCTCACCATTGACCGTTCCATTCGTACCGCCTGCCAGCGGAACGCCTGCCGTTGCTTCAAGTGCAGTTTCTTTCCATGTAACCCAGGCATTTTCTTTCAGATCTGCCGCGGATGCTACCGTCTGGGAATCCACAAGCTGCGCATCCAGATACAGCTTCACGTCAAAGCCATCTCCATCCACATTCGCCGCAATAGCAACCTTCAGATCATTGCCACGGATTCCACAGCACTTCGCTGTCGCATAGGTATTTTCCGCCTTTGCACCGCCCGATGTCAGCTTATAGATATAAGCCTTTGTCGCATGCGCAAACAGTTCGCGCAACGGCTGCATCTTATCATCTGTATAGGCATAACCGAACAGCGTAAGCGAATTCTTAATGAAATCTTCCTGTGCCACCTCCATCATCACGTTATCCGCACCCCAGTCAAGTTCAAGAGGCATGGATGCCACGCCACGCTCTGACAGATTCGTGGTCACGCGCGCCGCCGAAATAAAATTGATATAAGCACCACCCAAAACCTTATTCTGGGTTATCCACTGTCCACCTCCGTACATTATCGCACCGCTCCTTTCATGTATTTTTCCATTTTCTTATCCACTTCCTCAAGCGTATAAGATTTTCCCGGTTCCAGTAATGCCGACAGGAGATCCGCCCTGCCCGCATATTTCTTGGAACCAATGATCTGCTCTTTGGTATAAGTAACCTTATTAACTGCTTCTGCCACTGTTTACCTCTCCTTTCACTTCGCATTCTTCCATATACGCATCTTTCTGGCTCTGCCCCAGGAATAACGTATATTCTGCCGTTGCCGACATCACATCGTCCGATATGTCCTTACATTCGATCGTACCGCGCACCATTTTACCTTCTACCTCTATAAGGTCCAGGCACTCGCTCAACCGTTCGTAAACGGTATTGATCTCTTTCTTTGGCTCGTCGCTTTCCGGAAAATACTGCACGATAAAAAGCAATGTTGCTTTTCTGCGGCCGGTAAGCCCTCGCGGCACATCCGGATTGATGCAGCGCACAAAAAATGCAGGCTCTTCCATGTCCTGCATTGATGCTTCTGTATGGATTTCATAGTTATCGCCAAATGAGGCATATAAGGCATCTGTGATGCCCTTTAAAACTTCGTTGATCATGCAAACACCTCATTCAACCACTTATTGAGCTTTTTCCGAAGAACCCCTGGTGCCGCATCGCGGATTTCTTTCTCGGACATGGTAAGCATGTAGTGTCCAGGCACCCAGCCCTTATGATTTGCTTTCCTATGCCCAAACTCAATATAGCTGGCATACTCTACGCTGTTTCGTACCTCAATCACATAAGTATCACCGAAATGATTTACTTTTAAAGTGTCCACGAACTGCACTGCACTTTTTGAATCCAATCCTTCCGCACCACTTCCTTCTGCCTGCGTAGTCCACCCTCGCCTAAGCGTTCCGCCTGTCTTTCCAGAAACTTTATTTCCCATATGAGTAAAGTTCATATCCTTTCCTTTACACTCATATGCTTCTCCAGAATAATCCCCTACTGGAGTCCGCTTAATAACCTTTGCCAGCAATCGTGCTGCCAACTCCTTGGCACAGGCTTCCATGAACGCTCTCTGCTGTTCCTCATCGGCAGCTTTCTGAACTCTATCCCGGAACTCCTCCAATTGTTTCAGATCAACCTTTGTATTTCCCATCAAGCCCACTCCTTAAATAAATCCAGCATAATTTCCTGATGCGTCGGGTGCATCCCCGGAACGCCGCTCCTGGTGTACTCCGTGGAATTGCCACAGTGTGTCACGATGATCTTGGAGCCGCTCTTGATTTCCACCTCCGGCGCAACAAACAGCTTTACCGCCTGCGCTACCGGAGATGCCGCATCGGTCTTTTCTGCCTGTGCGATCGTCTCAAACGACAGCTTGCACGGCTGATTTTCCAAGACCACGGTGTCCGTGTATGTCACAACGCCCTTTTCCTTGGTCTTACGGTGTTCCACAACCGTGCAGGTATCTTCATACATGGCTTCAATTGCCATTCTGACCATATCCATCAAAACACCACCTTCCGGTAACGGTTCAGCACCGGCTTGTAATTCTTCATAAGGCTTTCCGAGAACTCCGCTGCGGAAGTCTTAAAAGAAGTTGTTGTATCGCCGATCTGCACCGAAGAAACCGTCTGTGGTATATCAGCACTCCCCATATGCTCATTCCGGTAAATATCCATCGCCATGCGCAGTACCGTGGTTTCCAGCCCTGCCGGAATCTCGTCGATATGGCAGTAGTTTCTTACCGTATCCTCTGCATTTTCAAGCGCAAACTCCAAGTGGACTTTCACTGTCTCATCCGGGTCGCTTATCCCGAGAAGCGCCGACAGCCTTTCGACTGTCAGCTTGCTTTCCTCTGCCATACCGCGCCTCCTAACCGATCTTATGCTTGATTGCTACAATTCTAAGCTGCTTCGGTTCATATACCGGCTTCCAGTTCTCCGCCATTGCAAGCTCTGTACGAAGCGGTGTCTCCACATGCTCACGCTTTGCTCCGGTGTACGCAATTCCTCTCGGATGCAGGATGAACGCCTTACGGTTGATAAGATAATCAATACCGCCGCCGGTCTGCTTGTCACGATCAACTTCCGTAGCGACAAATCCTACCGGAGAACCATTGCCGTAAGCTACCGCACCATTGCCAAACAGGTATGTCGTATACACGCCACCGGAAGTTACCGGGCAGCCATCATCCACGGTCACGCGTCTGCCCTGATAGGTGTCAAACTCAACATCCGTAGAATCACGCTCTGTCTCGATCAGATTCAGCTTTTTCAGATAAGACTTTGTCGCCGAGTGCATCGCTACGCCGGATAACTGCGCCTGCGCGTCACCGAGCAGCTGGCATGCGTCAATAAACGCAGATGCGCTGATCTGCTTTGCCGCATCCGTTTTTCCGGTGGTAAGGTCAAGAATATGATCTGCCATTCTGGTTTCCGCCGCCGGTGTTCCCTCTGCCCCTGCAGTAGTGGTGCCGAACACTCCGGCAAGAATTGAGATAAGCTCCTTCTGCATATCTCTTGCCCAGTAGGATGCTACCAGATCACCGATGGCTTTCATCGGATCGGCTCCGGCCAGTGCTGCAGAAAGATTACTTGCTCCCCACATATTCTGTCTGTAAATCGTGGTGGATACGTCCTTGTTGGAACCGATCTTCTTTGCGGTCATCTTCACATCCTCAAGGATTGCCTCGGACTCACCCTGTAAATCCTCAAAGAACGGCATATTGTGTGTTCTCGCCGCCTCGGATGCCAGTGCATCAAATTCCGGGCTGTTTACCACGATTCCGCTCTGGAAGAACGCGGACAGCTCCATCGTTCTGTTGATTACATACCGGTTAAAAAGCTCCGGTACAATTACGTCTGCAATCTTTGTAATTGCCATAAATTATCATCCTCTCTTTCTTACAATGTTACTCCGGCCGCTGCGGCAAGTTCTTTTGCCTGCGCCGGGTTTTCTTTTAACATGCGCCCCTGTTCGGTCAGATTAAAAGTGTCCTTTGCGAACGGATTCGTTACACCGCCTGCACCGCCATTCTTCGGGTTGTACGGCGGTTTCTGCTGTTCCTGCTTAAACAGGTGAGCCATAGCCGCATCATCTTTGTATGGCTTCACAACCTCTTCCACGCCGATCGGCTTTCCTTCCTTGTCGAAGTTGAACTTCTCAAGGCCACCGGCTTTGTAGATCAGATAATCCGGATCAAGTACGCCCTGCTTTGTGAGGGAATCTTTCAGCGCATAGGTCTTCGCAATCTCCTCGCTTGCAGTCTGCTGTTTTTTAAGTTCTCCCTGCAGATTGGCAATAGTGGTCTGTAACGTCTCGTTATCGGCATTGTTCTTCTTTAAATCTCCGATAGTTGTGTTGAGTGTCTTAATCTGACCGGCAAGATTCTCTTTTTCTGCCACGGCGGTATCATACTTGCCTTTGTCAACATACTGACCAGATCCAAGGTCTGCAAGCTTTACCTGCTTATCCTTATTCTCCGGCTTTCCGTTATAGGCATTGACGGTATCAGACACCTGCTTATAGAGATCCTCGCCTAAAATGTCTTTTAAAAATTCCATAGTTTCCTTTCCTGCACCGTTTTTAAGCGTGGTGTCTCCACAAGCAGTATGCAGTTTTGATGCCATGCATAAGGGCAAATTGCCGCAGTTTAAACGTCATAAGGCTTTCGGACAATATAAAAACAGGACTGCCGGAGGAACCTACTTGGCGTCACCTCTGCACCGTTCGGTTCATAAATTTCCGGTTGTCCTGTCATTACTAATTTGGGGTATAAAAATACCACCTAACCATTATCGGCTGGTGGTATATCTTGTTTCTTTTTAAACCCTATATTATCTCTGCATATCTCTCCATCTATTTTCTTTGTATGTAATACCTCAGTTGGAATACCATCTGGATATGCGTCGCAGCGCATACCCGGCATGCAATTTGAACATGATAAACAGTATGGAATTCTAAGCATTACCGTTTCCACCTTTCTATATATCGATCGACATATTCTTTTGCTTTTTCTGGAACATCTTCGCCATTTTTTATCTTAACATATGCTTCCGCAAGCGTTTCAAATCCATTCTGCACCTCATCCGAATAACCAGAAACTCCAGGTACATATAAGTCTTTTACCTCTTCAAAAAATGCGTTGAAATCCTCTACACTTTCAATATCTTGCCCCGTCAATATGTGCACTATCTCATGTTCAATATAATCTTCAATACGCTTTTCCGCAAAATACTTATACTCATACCCTGCCTTTATAATAGCATCAAATCCAGAAAAATCATATCCCGAATTAACCACCAATTTCGCCATATGTTTCCCATTTTCCTCATAATACTGGCAAAAGAATGGAACATCAGGCTTCTTTGCTCCCCAATTTTCAACCGTGACATTTTGAAAATTTACAATGTACTCCTTTTTCATTTTTTCATACACACGTTCTATAGCATCTGCATAATCTGGTGTCATTCCAGAAATATTCATAATGTCACTCGGAATCTTTATGTCGGCAGTTTTCCAATCAGTGTAAACAAAATTTTTCTTCCACTCCTCATACGTCATGTTCTCCGGCACATAATACTTCTTGCCATCTGCCCCGCGCGCAACTCTTTCCCCCGTGGTAAATTCATCATTGAAGTACGGACAGGTACACCCCCTGCAATTTGGATGAAACGGCGGCACGGTAACACCAATCTTATAGTCTTTCATCGGAAAGTGCTTCCCGTCCATCTCCCCGCAGGTGGGGCAAGTGTGGCTGTCCAATGTCTCTACCACCTCGAACTCCTCCACCCCAAGGTCAGAAAAGCACGTTTCCTGTGCCTTAGCAGAAAAAGCGGCTGATTCCGTCTGAACAATTCGCGCCGCCTGTGACCTGCTCACTTTCATGTTCTGGGATATTTCCCGTATAGCTCTATCCGGCGATTCTCCGGTGATGCACATCCGCGTTAAGGAATCGTGCATATTGTTAATCAGCTTCGTTTTATCCGTCCAAATGCGGTCCGAGAAGTTGCGTCCATCCACCGCCCAGGGCTTATGTATGATGTCATTAACCTTTTCCGGATTAAAGCTCTGCATCTGCCAACCAACACCGATACCTCGCTGCACTTCGTATGCGGTATGGTAATATCCGGATGTATACAGATTTGTGATATGTTCATCGATGGAATCATAATAATTTCCGTACAGCTTTTCAATTTCCTGCTGTGTCTGCACCTTGAGAGCTTCCAATCTGCTGATATGCACCTTTGCGGATGCGTTCTCAAGCTGTTTTGCCCACTGCTGATTTATGCCATTCTCTCGCCCGTATTTAATATAATCCTGCACATCCCACCGGAACTCTTCCAGTTCGTCACTGTTAAGCAAACGTCTGGCTTCCACCATTGAAATGCCGTTGTTGGCAGCAAAACGCTGATACCAGGCATTTATCTTCCCGTCAAGCGCCTGCTCTGCCCGCCGGAACTCCTGCTCAATCTCCTGCACGGTCTGAACGGACGTATCATGCTGTGATTCTTCCAACTGCCGGAAGCGCTCCTGCCAGTATTCACTTGTCCGTTCTCCCATGCAATCACCTCATTTCACTGCTCGGCATCTGCTTTCTCATTGCTATCTGTTTCAGTGCTATTTTTAGATGCATCAAAAGCACCGGCGTAAGCATCTGCCTTCTCCTGTGCTTCCTGTGCCTCTTTCTCCAACTGCTTCAATTCAGCGTCTACATCCTCGACAAGCGGATGCGCTTTAAGAATCGTCTTTTTACTGACAATCCCAACCGAATCCTTGCAAATTTGTGCCTGCTCCGTGTCATTTTTTACACAAGTGCGGGTCCATGTCTGGATAATTTTCTTGCAATCAATTCCCTCATGGCGGCATATCGCTCTTACCAGACGGGCGAACCCAAGCTGGAACTCCGTCTCCGTCAGCCCGGCTTTCATTTCAAGCAACGAATACATGAATTTAAGCGCTTCTCCGCTCTGATTTCCGAAGTTCTCCGGCTGTGGGTCAAATCCCTGCCCCTGTTCAAAAATAGCCTTTCTGGTGACTTCCAGAGCGCTGTTACGGGCTTCTATCGGAATCTCGATGTTGAGTGTGCTCACTCCCGGGTTACTGCCCTCGTCCCCATCTACCTTGATGGTCTTATATTTTTTCAAATCTGACAGAAACGTGTTAAGATCTGCGCCGCCGTACCCGGACAGAACAATTATCAGCTGTTGAATATCATCCAAATCATTAACAAAACCGCTGTAGACCTTGTCGTATACGTCTATCAGCGGCTTGATATTTTTCAAATCATTCGTATTGGTGTTATTGTTCGGGAACGGAATAAACGGCACTTCTCCAAATTCGTGACGATACTCTGCTGTAAAATCACTGGAATCCGGCACCATAAAAGTGTTGTAATAAAGTAAACCGTCCTCTAAGGTGTCTCCGTTCTTCCGCCGGAATGTCCAGCAGCTTTCCTTGTCCCAGTATTCATAGATTGCATAGGTATCTCCCGTCTCTTCGTCGATTTCATCATACATACGGAGAACGCCAAGCAGTTTCTTTTTCAAATCATGAGATTCGATCGGAATAATCTGCTTGCTGTCAACTACCGCCCACTGGAATGCTCCATCTTCATCCTCCCAGTAGTGAATCCAGCCTACTGACGCATTGGCAGCGTTTATGCACAGCTCCATGCAATTCTTCCGGTATTCATCACCGAGTACTTCTGTCACGACTTCATTTCCATGCTCATTCCCAATGTCAAAGAGCGGCGGTGCCGTGAACATGTACGCAGCTTTCTGATTTACGATAAGCCCGTGGAAGTTCCGGGGGATCCGGTTATCTGCGTTACGTAACGGATTGTCGGGTTCCTCTTTCTCTTTTTCGTCTGTGAGCTTGTTTTTTACCAGAATATCCGTTTCATTCCGGTAGTACCGTTCCGCCTGCATCGCCAGCAAGGAAAACCGTGTATGTCCCGGTTCGTATTTTCTTATGAGTTTTTTCATTACCTCAAGTTCCATGTTCTCACCTCTATTTTAAAATGCTGATGCCACCGTGGTTTTCGTCTGTGTATACTGCGTACCGAATGGCATCCTGCACATCATCAAACTGTTTGACCGGCTCTCCTGTCTTCTCATTCCAGACATACATATAAATTTCATCCCGGAACCGCTCCACGTCATCCACAATGCGCAAGCCATTCTGCTTGTATAGCTGTGCTACGCGCTCAATACCGCTTAGTACCGCTTTATTCGCATTAATCGCCCGCAGACCATTTTGTTTGAATTTCTTGACGTATTCCGGTCTGGCAGAATCGCAGTAAAATGGTATATTGCCGTACTCGGCTTTGATTTTCTGTGCCTGCTCTAACCAGAAATCTATTTCCTCGAACTGGCGGGCAATTTCTCTGATAAGATAGTAACAACCCTTATCATCCTTTCCCAGCAGCACAATTGCCCCGAAATGTTCATATCCCCAGTCAACCCCAACAATGTATTTAACGAAATTGACCTTTTGCAGTTCTTCCCTGCTGATGTAATGCATCTTCGCATTAAAATCTCGATATACAGCGCCCTCACCCATCACCCACATTCCATTAATATTGCGGTCATAGAACATTCCAGAAGGTGTTGTTTCCTTCATGTTCTGCTTATATCGCTCTGACAGGAAAGTATTATCATCCAGCCTATATTGCACTGCCTTAATGGTCTTTCCATCAGCTTTATCGATAAAATCTTTCTTAAGCCAATGTTCAGGGTTGTCCGGGTTTGTATCAATCAGCATCCTCGCGCCATTGCCGGAACATCTGGACTTAATCTCGTCAAACACTTCCTGCTTTGCCATTGTTCCTTCATTGATATAAGCCCCATATGCAGTCATTCCTCGGATGCGCCCCAAATCATTGATCTTAGAATGACCGAAACAACACACCTGCACGCCGAATAGCTTGAACCGATTAAATTTATCAAAGTGAAACTCAATGCCGTATTTGTTGGAAAGCTCAATCAACACGTTTCGGTTAAGCGCTCCCAGGTCAGCACCAGCCAATATATATTGCGGATTCTCAACGCCCTGTGCAGCGGCAATTTTTTTAATCCTGCGTAATTCATACAGGAACAGGTCATTGTCCAGAACCGTTTTCCCGGTACGTTTCGCACCGTGATTGATTAGCATAAAATAATCATTATTTACAGCAAATCGGAATGTATCAAGCTGTTTTGGTGTGTATAAATCACTCAGCATCTTTTAATGCACCCTCTATCTGCTCAAAGAATTTGTCCAGCTTATTCTCCCGGTCATCCTTGCCAGCGTCCGCTCTGGATTTTAACAGTGCAATTTCAGCCCTCTGCTTATCCGTTGCAAGGTCCATATGGTCGGATAACCACTGTAGCGCTTTCATTCGGTCGGCAAGCTTAATCTTGATACCGCTCTGGGTATTGCTTACTTCACTGACGATTGTTCCATCAATTTCCTGTCTCACAGAAACAAAGCCTCCGTGAATATCAACAAAATCCGTCATGTCTGCAAATGCAATGTCCATGTACTTCTGAAAGATGTCTGACTCACTCAAGAACTCTCTGTTGAGTCGTTCCTGCTTCAGCTGAAAAATCTCCTCTTTTATCCGAACATTTCCTAACAATCTCGGTCCCGCCACCACTGCGGTTGCGTAATCACACTCATACGCTTTCTGATATGCCTTGGTTGCATTAAAGCAACGAATGTAATAAATGCAAAAAAGCTGTTGCTTATCGGTCAAATCAGTATTCTGTATTACTGCTTCAACCTCATGTGCAACAGGCTCTTTCTTTGCTCTCTTCGCTCGCTTACTTTCTTTCGCAACGTTGCATTCCTTTTTCTCTTTCTTTCGCAACGTTGCATTGCCGCCATCATCCCACTTATACCGGTTCTTCCAGCTCCGCACAGTTCCCTCGGCTATCCCGAGCTGGTTCGCAATCTCTATCAGCTTAAGCCCTTGCTTATACATTTCAAAGGCTTTGTCCGCTCTCGCATCTTTTGCCTTTGGCAAGGACCATCACCTACCTTTTCTTTACATACAAAAAAGCACCCGTCATTAAACGGGCGCCTTCTCTGGGTTGGGGGAGTTGCAAAAAGCAAATGGCTCTTGGCTCTTTTATTCACCTCTTGCAGTTTATACTATACATTGATTTTTCGTAACATGTGTAACATTCGTAACAAACTTTTACGCAGCATCCATAAATCTCTGAAACTCCATCTTAACACTTCCCTCGGTGCTTTTTCTCCCCATTCTTACAGCTACCTGTTCCCAGCTCATTCCCTCAAAGAACTTATACCGGATGATCCTCTGCATCCGTACCGGTATGCCGTTCATCCACTGCTCCACCTGCAGCTTGATCTCTTCCGACTGGGCTTTTCTCTCTTCCAGCAGTTCCTCTTCCATGCGCAGTTGCGTATCATCCGTGTATGTGAACGATGTTCCTTCAATCTTGAAATGTGTCTCTGCGTATGGGAAATCATTCATCGAACCTTTTACACTTCCTGTCACAATCGTTTGCCGCTTACGCTTCAATCTCTTAATGTCCTGCTCCGTCTCCCGAATCATCTCACATGCATCTACATACTGCTCCAATATTTTCTTATCTACTCCCACCGTATTCTCCCCTTTCTGGTATTATCACTGCAATGTTTCTGATAATATCATACAATAGGTTTGGAGTGGATTTGTGCCAAATTATCTATCAAAAACGTCAAAGTTTTCCTAAACTTTAAGTCATACTCCCCCCGCTTAATATATTAACAACATCCATCATACATTTTTTGATATTATCTTTTTCATTCATATGCTCAAAAAGAACCTCATATAAACGGTTAAAAGTATAAAAAGTTTCTGCATCATATAAGTGCACTGCCTTTTCTAAAAAATATTGGCTCACCTGTCGCTCTGTTTTCATATCTAACACTGCCATCCTCCCCATTAGTTGAGCAACATCATACAATGTCATTTCACTTTTCATATATGATTTGATTAACGGAACTTCTTTTTCAAAAATGTGTGCTTTCTCACTTTCCTCATCTTCAAAATTATATACAAGATTTCTCACCGATAAAAAACCATTTCTCCTTGCATTAAACTCACTGATTACATTCATTGCATTATCGTAGTATTCGTATTCCATCAATTTTTCAGCCGTTGTTGCGTTAATATAGCGAGCCAATACATCCAAGTCATGTGCATGTGTAAACTCATGCTGAAATGTACCAAAATATGTATACCAATCGAGTTCAAACACCTTTTTAGAAATTACTACATTGTATCCATCTTTTAAGTTCTCACAAGGAAAACTCATGCCATTAAAGTTGTCCACCACGCTTTTATTTTCCAATATATTCTGACGGTGTCTACTTTCTGGATATAACTCCACAACCTTTTCGTACAACTCATCACATATTGTTATGTTTATTCTTATAGGATCATACTTTGTATTTTTATAGAAATATAACAACATGCTCTTAAGAAATTCTTCATCAAACATTCTCCCACCTCTAATCACTTGTAGTATGTAAATTATACTACCATCACCGTCAATACGCAAAACCGTTTTATATTTTCCCCCACACCATTCTCAACTGCCCGTTCTTTTCTTCCACCAGATGTGCCATCCTCTGCCGCATAAGCCGCTGCGCCGTTCCGCGTCTCCGGTAGAAGCTCCTACGACTGATTGGGAGAATGCCGTGGTGGGCTTCCAGCATATCGTAGCTGGTGCCGCGCACGATGGATTCTGTCAGTTCCGCAGCAATGAAACTGTCCACACTCTGGCAGATCTCATATATTTCTTTTTCATCCAAGTACATTCCCCCTTTCAAATTTTGCGCAAAATAATACCAACCATCGAATTATTGACGGTTGGTATTCTGTCATGACTTTTTTCCCGTTTCTCTTTCTTTAAAATCCGAACAACAATCTTGATTTTCCCCATGCTGTTCTTCATCCTTTTCGCATTTCCCATTATCGTTTCCCCAAAATTGTGGATTATGTACAAAATTCATACAATCTTTGCATTTATACATTGTAACTCCCCTTTCTTTTTAATAAACCATACCACTACAACCGTCAATATTCAATTATCAATGTACTACAATTTTACTTTTATACAAAAATTTCCTGCGCATCATCTCCCTCCGCCGCATGGTTGCTGGCGGAAACTGCAGCTGTTTTACTTGGTTTACGCAAACCGGAGCTGTCCGGTCTGCTCTGCTTTAAT